CTCTGGCTTCCACGGCCTAATAACTGACACTCAACTGGAGGGTACATATCGTAGCACCTCTTCCGTTACCTCACAGCGTCTCCAGGGTCGAAAAGTGACACTTAATTCCTGACCAAGAAATTAAAGAAATAATGAACACCTAACGCCAACAGAAACCCGAACCTCCTCTGCAACAGATGGAGAAGGGTGTGGATGAAAAGTGGGAACACGCTTCCGGAGGAAAAAACCTCTAGGAAGGCAATTCCTACTGTGGCTGCCCACCCAAGCCACAATCTCGCCAACTCTTCCAACAACGGTGAAAGAAAATCTTCCACTCCCATTTTGACCGACCCGCTCTCTGCTATCCAATGTTCTCCCTCATGATTTGAGAAATCCAATACATTTTCCCCCGTGTCCTTGATATATCCACGCTCGAACAACTCATCAACAAGAACACAGGGAAAGGAGTCCAACGTAACTCCAACTGCCCAATCTCTCAACTTGCAATATTCCTCAGGTGTGAAGCCGTAACACAACATGAAATCATCCTCAGCCTGTTCTGACACTTGATGCACGGTAGCAGAGGTAATTCTTTCTTGATAACTGTCGTATTCAAACTTGGCCTTCACTCCTTTACGATACCCGTCATTTACGATAGCACGAAACATATGTCCTAGAACTGGAACATGTCCCGCTATTGGCAACATAGAAACAGCTGTTCCCAAGAGCAATCTCTTATGAACTTTTTCAGAATGATTGTGCAAGTTCAGACCGAACTTTGCAAGGATCCTAAAGGGTTTAACTCCCCACTTCAGGCCTCCAGGAATGCTGTAAAACTTTCCAGAACAGTACTCTAGATCTTGGTATTTATCTCTCCGAAAAATTTTAACTTTCATCCCTAATCTCTGGTATCTGGCCACCCAGGACACCATATCATCCTCTTTCACAGCAAAGAAATTGTCATCACCTTTAGCAACCATCTTGATCTGGCCATCTACCAATGGAAAATCCCCTTGGCCCAAAACTACAAAAGTAGTGATCAAAATGTTCAACAGAGTGTTGAAACAACTGGTCCACATGTCTCCGGACCTCCTTCCGAACATCGTGGAGAATTTAACTCCCCGGCACTTGCCCCAAACTCTCTGCCAATGCCGCTTCAAAATTTTCCAATGAACATACAGCCTAGGACATATCTTAGATATAAAATACATCTCCAAACTCTTCATTTGTTCAGTTATGGAGCCGTCCCAGTTAGACACATCACTCTCAAAAACAGTCCCAAACTCAGAAAACA